TTTTACAAATATATTTTAGAAAAAACTACAATAAACATATACGGCGAAGCTGCTGATGGAGCTTATTACGATGGTCCTACCTTATTTAATTGTTTAATTGAAAGAAGCGACCAAGAATTCCCTGAAAGCGATATGGGTGTTGACTTTAAGTGGGGAATTGATTTTAAATTCCTAAGGGAAGATCTAATCGACGCTAATGTTGTACCCCAAGTAGGTGACATAATTTTATATTATGGAGGATACTACGAAGTAAACACAACTAATGCTAATCAGTATATTTTAGGTAAAAACCCAGATTACCCATATAACGAAAACCCATTAAATCCAGGATTAGAACAATTTGGTTCAAATTATTCTATTATTTGTAAAACTAATTACGTTCCTGGTGATAAACCTGGTATAACTAAAGAAAGATTATAATGGCGACACAAGGAAGAACCCCAATACCAAAATCACAAGCTGAGATAGCAAATGGATTTATTGAACCATTTGATACTCAAAGGGGGAATCCTAACCAAAGTCGTGATTTAAATAGAGGTAATAAAAATTCATTTAGAGACGATACAACTAAACCTTTTTCTATAGGAATTAAGGATATAGACGAATCTATTGTTTATTACTTCAAAAATGTTATTAGACCTTTTGTAATCCAAAATGGGCAACGTATTGAAGTACCTGTAATGTATGGTGCTCCCGAAAGATGGAAATCAGTACAACGTGATGGTTTTATGCGTGATCAAAAGGGTGCTATAATGGCTCCTATGATTATGTTTAAGCGTAACACTATTGCCCCTATAAAAGGTCAATACAACAAATTAGATGCTAATCGTCCTGCAAATGTTGCTTACACACAAACCTCATATAATAAGCAAAACGCATACGATAAATTTAATATTTTAAATAATAGAAAACCTATTAAAGAATACCATACTGTAGTAGTACCCGATTATGTTACTATGACTTATAGTTGTGTAGTTTATACTTATTTTGTAGAACAACTTAATAAAATAGTAGAATCTATTAACTATGCTGCTAATTCGTATTGGGGTAATCCTGAACGATTTAAATTCAAAGCAGATATTGATTCTTTTACTACTGTTACTGAATTAAGTGCAGGTACAGAGCGAACTGTTAGAGCTAATTTTGATTTAAATTTAAAGGGTTATATCATTCCCGACATTCCTCAAAAGGATTTAACAGTAGATAAAAAACGATTTAGTAAAGGCCAAGTTGTTATACAACAAGAAACTATAGCTAATCTAAATGATTTAAATCAATCTCAAATAAATCAACCTATCGATACAAGAAATCCCCAAAATACAGACACTAATATTTTTTGAGGGAAATTCTGATATTTATCAACAAATGGTTTTAAAAAAATTTAATATTTATAAAAAATGAGTGAACAAATTAAGTTATCCCAAGAAGAACTTGACACTATCAAGCAGTTACAACAAAGTCAACAGGATTTAATTAGTCGATTCGGTCAATTAGAATACCAAATGCAGTTATTAGAGTTACAAAAAGACCAATTAGTGGAAACTATTGGTAAGTTGCAACAAGACGAACAAAAAACTGGAGAAGCATTAACACAAAAATATGGAAACGGAACCGTTGATTTAGAATCGGGAATGTTTACAAAAACTGAATAAAAAATTAACAAAACAATAAAATGGCAGAACAAATAGTATCACCTGGAGTATTTACAAGAGAAAACGACCAGTCATTTATTACACAGCAGCCTGTAGAAGTAGGGGCTGCTATCATAGGCCCTGCAGTTAAAGGTCCTGTTGAAATTCCTACTGTAGTTACTTCTTACAGTGAATTTACAAATAAATTTGGCTCTACTTTTGTAAGTGGAGGTCAAACCTACTCATTCTTAACTTCAATTTCAGCTTACAATTACTTCCAAAACGGGGGTAATACTTTGTTAGTAACAAGAGTTGCTTCTGGTAGCTGGACTCCTGCTTCAAGTAGTGGAATTTATAATGATGCCGGTGGTACATTAATAACAACTGCTGATGCTCTTTTAGAATCTATTTCTACACAACCTTCAGCATCAGCGGGAACATACACAGATGTTGAATCTGATTCAGTAGTAGGAACTGGAACTGATGTTACTGCCTCTATTATTTTAGATACTGATACTAATGTTTCTACTATAACCATTACGGGTCAAACTGGAACTTTTTCTATAGGAGATGTCATTACATTCCCTTCAAGTTCTTTAGGGGCCACTGGTGGGGGTGGAACTGATTTAGTAATTACTGTAGTAGTAGATGATATTGTTGCTTCTAATTCAAACACTCCTTTTGTATTAAAAACAATTTCAGAAGGTACTATTATGAATAGTGAAGGTCCTGAAAATGCAGATGGTTCTTTAGATTCAGGTTCAGTAGATAATGTTAGATGGGAAATCACCAATTCTAACACAGGATCTGGTACATTTACTATAAACATTAGAAGAGGTAATGACGTTACTAATGAAAAAGTAATTTTAGAAACATTTGCTAATGTCTCTATGGATCCTGAAGCAGATAACTACGTAGCAAAAGTAATAGGTGATACTTACCAATCAGTAGACACAACAGATACTAATAACCCATATGTTAAAGTAAATGGTGAGTATCCGAATGCTAGTCGTTACGTTTATGTTTCAGCAGTAAACACCCCAACTCCAAATTATTTTGATAATAGCGGAAATGCTAAAGCAGAATATACTTCATCAATTCCTGTAGTACATGATGGGGTTTTCGCAGGAGGTACTGGTGATATTTTAACAGGAGCTGGTAAGTATTTTGACAATATTGATAATACTGATACCCAAGGATTAGTAGCAGGTAATTACTCACAAGCTATTAACTTATTAAAGAGTAAAGATGATTATCAATACAATGTAATTACTGCTCCTGGTTTGATCCATAGCTTAAGCAGTCACACATCTGTTTTAAATACTTTGATTGCAAATACTCAAGAAAGAGGAGATGCACTTGTAGTATTGGATATTGAAGATTATGGAGCTACAATTTTACAAGCCTCTAACGCAGCAGGAAATCTTAACTCAAGCTATGCAGCTACTTACTGGCCTTGGGTACAAGTACAAAACCCAGACACTGGTAAATTAAACTGGGTCCCAGCATCAACATTAATCCCAGGTGTATATGCCTTTAATGATAATGCTTCTGAACCATGGTTTGCCCCAGCAGGTATCAACAGAGGTGGATTAAGCACAGTAGTAAGACCAGAAAGAAAATTAACAAGAGCTAATAGAGATACTTTATATGAAGCTAATGTAAACCCAATTGCTAACTTCCCTGCAAACGGAACTGTAGTATTTGGTCAAAAGACATTACAAAAGAAAGCATCAGCACTCGATCGTGTAAATGTTAGAAGATTGTTAATTGCTCTTAAGAGCCACATTGGTCAAGTTGCTAATAACTTAGTGTTTGAACAAAACACTGCAGCTACAAGAAATAGCTTTTTAGCTCAAGTAAACCCATACATGGAAAGCGTACAACAAAGACAAGGTGTTTATGCGTTTAAAGTGGTAATGGACGACTCAAACAACACACCAGATGTAATCGATAGAAATCAATTGGTAGGTCAGATATTCTTACAACCAACAAGAACAGCTGAATTTATTATCTTAGATTTCAACGTGTTACCAACTGGAGCTGAATTCCCAGCATAATAAAAATTAGAGATAGTAATATTTATAATAAACGCAAAATAAAATGGCAGTATTAGATCCAAACGAAATATTTTTCACCCCATTTGAACCAAAACAACAAAATAGATTTGTTTTGTATGTAGATGGATTCCCCGCTTACCTTATTAAAGGATTGGGTGCTATAACAGTATCCCAAAACCCCATTGCTCTTAACCACATTAATGTTCAAAGATACATTAAGGGTAAAACTACTTGGGGTTCTATATCAATGACATTATATGATGCTATTACACCTTCTGGTGCTCAATCAGTAATGGAATGGGTAAGATTACACCACGAATCAGTAACTGGTAGAGATGGTTACTCAGATTTCTACAAAAAAGACTTAACAGTAAACGTTTTAGGTCCTGTAGGTGATGTAGTTTCTGAATGGATTATTAAAGGCGCTTTAATTCAAGAAGCCTCATTTGGTGAATATAACTATGAAAATGACGGTGTTGTCGAAATTTCAATGACAGTACAACCTGATTACTGCGTACTAAACTTCTAATACAAGCTAAATATTATAAAAAGAAAGGCGTACTTTGGTACGCCTTCTTTATTCTTTACATATTTATATTAAACAAATAGTTATTTTTAATGGCACTTGATAATTTAAAGTTACCTACAGAAACAGTAGAACTCCCCTCAAAAGGTCTTTTATACTCAAAAGACAATCCCCTTTCTTCTGGCACAATTGAAATGAAGTATATGACTGCTAAGGAAGAAGATATCCTAACTAATGCAGCTTATATTAAAAACGGAACTGTAATTGATAAATTACTTAAATCAATGATAGTTTCTAAGATCAATTATGATGATCTTTTAATTGGAGACAAAAATGCTATTTTGGTAGCAGCCCGTATATTGGGGTATGGTAAAGATTATGAATTCACAATTGGTGATACAACTCACACACTTGATCTAACCCAGATAGAAAATAAAGAAATGGATGAATCTTTATTTGAATCAGGTAAAAATGAATTTAGTTATACTTTACCTCATACTGATACTAATATAACTTTTAGATTGTTAACTCATGGTGATGAGAAAAAAATCCAAAAAGAAATAGCAGGTATTAAAAAATTAAACAATTCTAACCCCGAAGGGTCTACTAGGCTAAAATACATTATTACTTCAGTTGCAGATAGTAGAGAACCTAAAGATATAAGGGAATTTGTAGACAATTACCTCCTAGCAAAAGATGCTAGAGAATTTAGAAAGCATGTTCTTGAAGTTCAACCCGACGTTGATTTAACTTTTTTTCCCGATGATGGGGGAGAAGCTGTCGCCATCCCAATTGGTGCAAGCTTTTTTTACCCTGACCTCGACTAACGCTGCTCATTTACGAAAAAATTTATTTACCCAAATCCACGAAATAGTATTTCATGGGCAAGGGGGATATGATTGGGAAACGGTATATAATATGCCTTTATGGCTTCGTAGATTTACTTTTGACAAAATAAGGGAATTTTACGATAATAAAGCCAAAGCAACAGAAAAATCCCAACCCAAAATTCCAGGACAAACTACCGTTATAGATCCTACAGGTAAAGTTAAAGCACCTGAACATTTAAAGCGTCCTACATATCGATAAAAATTTAGTTTTTAAATATTTATTGACATGGCTACACCCGAAGAATTAAGGCAAAATCTTGAAGAAATAAGAGAAGAATTCATCTTATTAGATGATACTGTTAGCTCTTTAGGATCCAATATAGCTAATAGTATTAACACCCAAATTAACTCTCTTGACTCAGGGACACAAAGAGTAGCTAAATCCTTTTCTAAAGATTTAACTAAAGCTATTGATATATCTAATAAATCTTTAGATGCTCAAGAAAGTATTATAAATAAAATTCAAAAAGGGGTAGATACTAGTAAAGATATAGAAAAAGAAATTACTAAAATAGAACAGCAAAGAGCTATTATTGCTCGAAAAGCTGAAATTTTAAAAAGAAATGGAGTACGAATTGATGAAGAGGAATACCAAGCTCTTTTAAACAATTTAGACATCCAACAAGAAATACTAGGAACCCTCCAAGACCAAAATGATGAAACCCAATCCAGTACTGGTCTTACAGGTAATTTAATTGAATCTTTAGGAGGTGTCCTCCAAAAATTAGGTTTTAATGAAAAGGTTTCTAAAATATTTGCTCAATCCATCCAGGATGCTAGGGTTGAAGGAGGTAGTCTTAAAACTCAAATATCAAATGTAGGTAAAAACTTAAAAGCAAATATTAAACCTTTAGATATTGGTCTTGCTCTTATTACAGCTTCTCTTAAAGCTTTTCAACAAATCGATACTAGGGTAGCAAGTTTTAGAAAAAATTTAGGATTAAGTGCGGGTGATGCTCTTCGTTTAAATGATTCTTTAGCAGCTACTGCTATTACTAGTAACCTTATAGGAGTTAATGTTGATACTCTTACTAAATCTGTAAATGATCTCAACTCAGCTTTAGGTGATACTGCTATAGTATTTGATGAGGATCTATTAGTATCTGCTACTTTCCTCAGAGAAAGATTTGGGCTATCAGAAGAAGCTTTAGCCAATGTAACTAAAGAAGCATTATCTACGGGTCGTTCCTTAGAAAGTATAAAAGATGAACAATTAGCTTCATTAGTTGCTGCCGAAAAAACACTTCAAGTAAATTTAAATACAAATAAAGCATTAGAAAAAGCAAATTCCATATCAGGTGCTTTACGCCTAAATTTAGAAAAATCCCCAGGAGGTTTAGTTAAAGCAGTAGCACAAGCTACAGCATTAGGTTTAGAAATCGAACAAACTGCTAAAATGGCTGGAAAGTTGCTTGATTTTGAATCAAGTATTGAAGCTGAATTAGAAGCAGAATTATTAACAGGTAAAGAACTTAACTTAGAACAAGCTAGATCTCTTGCACTACAAGGTAAATCTGTAGAAGCTGCCGCCGAAATAGCAAAACAAGTAGGATCTTCTGCTGAATTTGCTAATATGAATGTTATAGCCCAACAATCTTTAGCAGATGCTGTTGGGTTAACTACAGAAGAATTAGCTAATTCTTTAAGAAAACAAGAAAGTATAACTTCCCAAGCAGATAAATTTCAAGAACGAACGGCTAAGGGAGCAGAAGAAGCAGCCACATCTTTGTCAGTTCAAGAAAAACTAGCAGGTGCTGTTGAAAAACTAGCAGGATTACTTCAATTTGGTGCAGCCGCCGCTGCAGCTTTAGCAGTAGGACTTTCACTAGCTTTAATACCTGGAGCTGGTTTATTAGCAGCAGCAGGTGGTGTAGCAGCAGGTACTATAGTTTATGGAGGTCTTAATGCTCTTTTAGGGGATGATGTTGTTTCTCCTGCCCAAGGAGGTTCAGGATATGGTAAACGTACTCTATTTGGCCCTGAAGGTGCAATAGCATTAAATGACCGTGATACAATAGTAGCAGGTACTGACCTAAAAATGGGGGATGATGTAGTCTCACCTTCTGTATCTGATACAGTAGAAAATATTACTACTAACGAAACTACAAATACTACTGTAAATGCCCCTTCAATTGACTTGGGCCCATTAGTAGAACAAATGAATAAAATGAATTCTACATTAAATGCTATCTTAAGCAAAGAAGGTACTGTTATGTTGGATAGTACAAAAGTAGGTACTGCCCTAACAGTAGGTTCATATAAATTGCAATAATTTCTAATATTTATAAATAAAAAACCATGGCATTATTAGACAAATACAACCAAAATATTTCTACATTAGCAGGATCTAAATCTCCTTCTATCCCTGTAGGAGCAACAGCACAATCTAAATTACACGATGAGTACTCTTTAAATGGTAACCCCAAATTAAAGAACAAACCATCTCCTTCTACTTTAGATTTGAACGGAGCAACTCCTAAAAATAACTATAGAAACACTGCACCTGAAGGTAGATCATTTTAATAAATGCCTTTAGTTGATCTTAAAACCGACCTTAAGTCCTTAAAATATGGGCTTGATAGACGCGGAGGTGGAAGTAGTAAAGAACCTTTTATTACTAAAACTATCCCCGAAGGGGAAACTCCTGGTGCTACAAGAGATTTCCTTTTAAGACAAGGAGCTATCACTTCAGGTCTTGAGGATGTTTCAAGATTAACTAAACTATTTTCTACTACTAGAGGATTAGGCTTTATAGGAACTTCAGAACTACTAGCAGCCCAAAACCCAAAATATCCAGGAACTCCTAAAAATGTTTACCTCCCTACTAGCACATTAGCACAAGCACCTTTAGTTGCTGAAGGGGGTCACCTAAACCACTTAGGAGTAAATCCTTTTAATAACGACGGAAGGTATTTTGAAGTGTATAAAAGGGATTTTTCTGAAAGGGGTACTAATAGATTATCTATTTTACAACAACAAAAAATAGGTACTAAATATGAAATAAGTCCTGATGTAAGAGTAAATGCCGTTTTAGACCAAGGAATAGCTTTAGGTCCTAGAAACATACTTAATTACTTAGGGGGTCCTAATGCAGGTAGAAATGGACTAAACACCACTATTCGCAGAACTGAATATACAGTAGGTTCAAATGGGTATTCTGGTCCCCGAATTCAAGATTCTTTAAATAGAGCTTTAATCCAAATAGCAGATGCTAAAACTTATTTTAACCAAAATTCCCCCTCAGGATCTATTTCTGAGGTAAATTATGGTGTAGTATCTGATAATAAAGTAGTAACTTTACAATCCGCTTATAATAAAGGCACTAATGCTTCCCTACAACAAAAAGGATCAGCTAATCCTAATTTTAAAAAATATAATTATGGAGACAGAAGCTCAATTGGAGATTATAAAGATGATAAATTTAACAAACTTTATACAGAGGGCTTAAACACAACCCCCCTAGGAGAAGAAGCCCCAGACTCTCAACTGTTTAAATTTTATTTAAATCTTATTAGTGCTAATAACCCAGGAACAAACCAATATCTTTATTGGCAAGCTTATGTAGATAGCTTTAGTGACCAAATAGGAGCAGATTATGACTCATACAATTATGTAGGAAGAGGATACCCTTTATACAAATATAAAGGATTTAATAGATCTATCAGTTTAGATTTTACTATAGTAACCCACTCTCCTACTCAACTACTTCCTATTTATCAAAAATTAAATTCCCTTATTCAAAACATGGCACCCAATTATAGTGATGCTGGTTATTTACGTGGGAATTTTGTTAAATTGACAATTGGAGATTACCTTAATAATGTTCCGGGTATTGTAACAGGTTTTTCAATTAACCCAATATTTGAAGCGGGTTTTGAATTAATCTCACAAGGCCCTTTGGGTGATTTAAAACAATTACCTAAAGCAATTAAAATAAGTGGATTTAACTTTACTCCTATTACTTCAAATGATAACAAAATTGTTTCTAGTAAAAACAACTTTATTTCTGCTACAGAAACCCCTTTTGATTCTAATTCAGAGACCCAAGATTTATTAAATTTCCTTGAAAACCAATAATGAATCGCTATAGCAACATACCTATTTTTAAAACCCCTACAGGGAGAAGATACTATGCTAATGTAAAATATCCTGATATCCCCTTTAGTGATAATGACATTTACGTGGTAGCCCAAGAAGGTGATAGATTTGATTTGTTAGCCTACAAATATTATAATGATGCTACTTTGTGGTGGGTAATACCATCAGCTAATCCTAGATTTAAACCAAATAGTCTATACCCTACTTTAGGACACCAAATCAGAATCCCAGCTAATGTATCAGATATAATATCAAATTTTGAATCTTTAAACCAATAAGTTATGGGAAAAATAATAGGAGAAAGTTTTGATCCATATGTAGCTAAACAAATTGAAGTAAGACAAAAAAAATTAGGGGCTGAAAATCGTGATCCTGATGTTCTTGCTTATACCACAAGCAAAACAAGTTGGCTCCGTCTTACGTCTGGTGTTGATGTAGATGAAACTAAATTATCTGAATTAGGTAGACCTAACCAAGGTTTAGAAAAAAATAAACTGGCTGAAAGTTATGTTTTATTTGGAGGAGCTAACAATGTTAGTAAAAGCTCAATGCCTAAAGGTGGTTTTTTAGATTCCTATTCTAATTCATTATCCCAAAATGCTTCATATGGTTTTAATTCTAAAAAAGAGTACGGAATAGTTCCCCTACCCGGAATTGAATCAGCGGAAATCATTCCCAAAAACCGAGGTTCATTAAGAGAAGCAAATATTATAATTAAAGCTTTTAACAGGGAACAATTTGATATTATTGAAACTTTATACATGAGGTTAAAATATTCAATATTATTAGAGTGGGGTCATACAATGTATTTTGATAATAAAAGAACTTTCCAAACTATTCTTAAAGATCAAGTTTATAAAAAATTTTTAACTAAAAGTTCTATTTCTAAAGAACGAATATTAGAATTAATTCAATTGCAAAGAAAAGAAAGTAATGGGAATTATGATGGTTTTTTAGGATGGGTTACAAATTTTTCTTGGGATTTATCTTCTGAAGGAATATACACTATAAATTTAAGAGCTATAAGTTATGGAGACATAATTGAATCTTTATCTATAACTAAACCTATCTCACTTCAACCAAACGAAGAAAAAGAAAACGAAACCCCTGTAGGGTCTCCTTTAGAAATATTATTTAATAAATTTAAAAAATTACTAAATAACGAATTAAATAATGATTTTGTAAAAAACATTGTTACAGTTAATAAATATGAAGCTGAAACAACTTTAGGAAGAGATGATCAAGGGGGGGTAAATGGAACTTATATTAATGGAGGTGAACTTTCCGAATTTGCTATTGCTAAAATTCTCAACTCAGAAATTAACCATTATACCCCTTCATTCAATCCTAAAACTAGTAAAGAATTAGCTATGTTAGATGTTCGTGACATAGGGTGGTCACAACTTTTCTCACCGGATGACAATTCACTTTATTATATAAAACTAGGTTCTTTACTTAGAATAATACAAAATTTTTTTTCAATTTATGATTCTAGTAAATCTAATAATGATCCTTTATTTTTTATAGATTACGATTACAACAATACTTTTTGTTCAACAGTCCCAAATTTATTTACTTCTGATCCCTCAATATGTGTAATTCCTTCTAATTACCAAGAGTATTATAGTGATGCAAATGCAAATAAGACAGTATACTTTTCTAATCCCCAACTTAGAAATGCTAAAATAGCATCTTTTAAAGAAATAAATGAATTTTTTGGAGATAATTTCCTAACCAGTAATAAATATGAAGCCAAACCCCTTCATATTCATGTAAATATAGATTTTATTATTAGTCAATTAAAAATTAATATTGATGAAAATGGGGATTTATCACTATTTGATTTTTTATCTAGTATTTTAAAAGGTATCAATTCTTCCCTTTCAGGAGTTTTAAATTTAGGAATTTTTTACGATGAAGAAATAAACACCTATTCTATTATAGATAATAACCCCCCTATAAAACCTTTTACTGAGACAACCTCTCCTGATCCTACAAAAATTAATGTAAAAGGACTCCGAAACAATATTGGTAGTTTTGTTCTTAATATGTCTATAAAATCCGAAATTTCTAGTAAACTTTCTAACCAATTAGCTATAGGAGCTCAGGCAAACAATTCTAATTTAGGATCTAATTCTTTTTCTATATCTAATTGGAATAAGGGTTTAACAGATAGACTAATACTTGAAAAAACTTCAAATACTCCTCCCCCCCCACCAATAGATACCCCCACTTCAGAAACTACAAATAATGAATTAAATTTAGATTATTTAGAAGTATTAAGATATGTTGTTAAATTTCAAAAAGGTGCAAATTTTGGAAGTAACGGAATTGACAAATATAAATCTTATATTACAAATTATTTTAAAGTTGAAAGAGACCAAGCAGTTAGATCCAATAACTTATCAAGTAAATTTTTTATCCCTATTTCTCTCAACTTAGAATTAGACGGAATCTCAGGAATAAAGTTATTCCAAAAATACACTATAAATGATGAAATTCTTCCTAAGAATTATAGAAACAACATAGAATTTCTCACTAAAGGACTCCGCCATTCTATAGACCAATCAGGTTGGACTACTTCAATAGAAGGCTTATCAATACCTAAACAAAAGTAATATTTATTAATATGCCTTATGTTCCTAAAAGTAGAATTCAAACCAATTTATATACTGCTGGAAAAGAGTATAGGGTTGAGGGAACCCAACAACCTTACATAGGATATTATTATAAAACATTTACGGGGCAGCTATTTACAGGCAAAAATCCTGATGATAGACCTAATAACGTTTTAGTCCCTATTAACCAGTTATTTCCAACAATTCCTTCCCAAATCTATATTAAAGAAGGAGAAGAGAATGATACTTATAAAAATTTAAAAGGAATTCAAGGGAATAATTCACGAAATACTCCTCAACTATTTTATACTCAACCTACGGAAGATAATTATAAATTAGGTGAATTCCAAAGATATTTTTGTAAAAAAAGAAGTGAATTTACTTATTTAGAAATTTCTCAATCTGATTATGATAAATTATCCCAACAAGATATCACAATTGATTTTCAAAATTGGAATCCTTTTCAAATTCCTTGGACATTAACTGGCGATAAAAGCGAAGTTTATTATATTAACCGGAATATAGTCTTATTAGAAGAAAAAAATAATAAATTTTATGGTTTTGGAAAATATCTTCGAGAAGAATATTTAAGGTACTATAAATCCTGAATATTTATAACGAAGAACCACTAGTTTATGGCACAAGAATTTTTAGTAGATAGAGATTTAGGAAACTTTTGCATTCCTTATAAAATAGCGAGTGTCTCTACTATTCCCCCTTCTGGCCATTTAAGTTTTTATAGTAAATTAGATGTTAGATCCACCACGAGGATCGATATTCATGTATCTAATTTAAATAACAAAAATATATCACGATATTTAGCGGGAAGTAATAAGGGAAATATTACAATTTCTTCAAAAGATTTTCCCACTTCATATGCTGTTTTTTCTTATATTTTAGTTACAAATAATAGTAACTATATAACATTCTATTTAGATCCAGGAGCAGTTGCATCCTCAGCAAACCTTCCTTTCACTACAGGTGAAGAAGTTTGTATTAAATTAGATTATAATGATGGTGAAGGAGGTACTGGTGGAACTGCAGGTACTAGTGGTACTAGTGGTACTAGTGGAGACAAAGGAAATGATGGCACTAGTGGCACTTCTGGAACCTCAGGTGACGGCACTTCAGGTACCAGTGGTACAGACGGCACTTCAGGCACTAGCGGTACAGATGGTACTAGCGGCACAGACGGCACTTCAGGCACTAGTGGTACAGACGGCACTTCAGGTACTAGTGGTAGTTCAGGTATAGGGGGTGTAACAACTGGGGGAACTGATATATCTGTAACAGGTGGAGGAATCCCAACAGATCCTTATGTAGTAAGTTATACGGGTGGAAACCCAACTGGAGGAACCTCAGGTACTTCAGGTTCATCAGGTATCTCAGGATCATCAGGTACTTCAGGTTCATCAGGTATCTCAGGATCATCAGGTACCTCAGGATCATCAGGTACTTCAGGTTCATCAGGTATCTCAGGATCATCAGGTACCTCTGGTTCATCAGGTATTTCAGGTTCTTCAGGTACTTCAGGATCATCAGGTACCTCTGGTTCATCAGGTATTTCAGGTTCATCAGGTACTTCAGGATCATCAGGTACCTCAGGTAGTTCAGGTATTTCAGGTTCATCAGGTACTTCAGGATCATCAGGTACCTCAGGTTCATCAGGTACCTCAGGTTCATCAGGTACCTCAGGATCATCAGGTACCTCAGGTAGTTCAGGTATTTCAGGTTCATCAGGTACCTCTGGTTCATCAGGTACCTCAGGTACCTCAGGTTCATCAGGTACCTCAGGTTCATCAGGTACCTCAGGTTCATCAGGCACCTCAGGTTCATCAGGTATTTCAGGTTCTTCAGGTACTTCAGGATCATCAGGTACCTCTGGTTCATCAGGTATTTCAGGTTCTTCAGGTACCTCAGGATCATCAGGTACCTCAGGTTCATCAGGTATTTCAGGATCATCAGGTACCTCAGGATCATCAGGCACCTCAGGTTCATCAGGTACCTCAGGATCATCAGGTACCTCTGGTTCATCAGGTATTTCAGGTACCTCAGGTTCATCAGGTATTTCAGGTTCTTCAGGTACTTCAGGATCTTCAGGTACTTCAGGATCTAAAGGCCCAGATGGTGCTCCAGGTACTTCAGGTACCTCAGGTTCTTCAGGTACCTCAGGATCATCAGGCACCTCTGGTTCATCAGGTACTTCAGGTTCATCAGGTATCTCAGGTTCATCAGGTACCTCAGGATCATCAGGTACCTCTGGTTCATCAGGTACTTCAGGTTCTTCAGGCATTAGTGGATCATCAGGTACTTCAGGATCTTCAGGTACTTCAGGATCTTCAGGTACTTCAGGATCTAAAGGTCCAGATGGTGCTCCAGGTACTTCAGGTACCTCAGGATCATCAGGTATCTCTGGTTCATCAGGTACCTCTGGTTCATCAGGTACCTCTGGTTCATCAGGTACTTCAGGTTCATCAGGTACCTCTGGTTCATCAGGTACCTCTGGTTCATCAGGTACCTCAGGATCATCAGGTACCTCTGGTTCATCAGGTACCTCAGGATCATCAGGTACCTCTGGTTCATCAGGTATTTCAGGTACCTCAGGTTCATCAGGTATTTCAGGTTCTTCAGGTACTTCAGGATCTTCAGGTACTTCAGGATCTAAAG